TATGATGACAACTACGCCGGAAGTTAGAGCATATTGGAAATCAAAGTATGATAATATTTTGATTGCAGTAGGTACAACATCACTTTACGGAATACATTCACAATACAATGGTATTCCTTTATTTAAAACATTAGGTGAATCGGCTGGTAAGATTAGTTTAAAGCCTGAAGATAAATTCTATGACCCTTGGCATCATTGGTTAAAAGAAAATAGAGCAGAATGGTATAAACAAAATATATCAGATGAAAGAGCTCGTAATGGTGCTAATATGGGTTACGAAGCTAATGGGCCTGTGAGTGGTATTAAACAAAAGATATTAGGTCAAATCTTCAAAGAATGTGGTATTAAAGCAAACCAATATCATCACGGATTTAAAAGAGGTGTGTATCTTGCTATGATGTATGAAAACGGAAGGGAGTTTTTATGTAAACAAATTGAAGAGGATGCGTTGGTATTAAAACCTAAATTCGAACAAGGTGTAGAATATATCAATAAGTGGTGGAAAAAACATGCTATTAGTAGATATTCTAAGTTACATGATGAGGGTAGAATTAAACCCGAACACCTATTCTATATCGAAGGTATTGGTATGGGTTGGGATGAATTTAAAGCAAAATATTTAAAAGAAGTAGGAAGATAATGGGAAAACAATTAGAGTTATTTGAAGATATAAATTACTTACCAAACGGAACACTCAATCTAAAACAACCAAATAAATACGAAGAGTGTGAGTGGTGTTTTCAGTTTGATAATAACGAACCACAAATATTTGCATGGACAGATGAGGATATGGGAGATGATGAACCACAAGTTCAATTTACTATATCCAATAATGCAAATTCTAATATAACATTTACTCATAATGATGGTAAGGTGTTTAAGATATTCGCAAGAGAAATGACAGAGAGGGGTAGAGAAATGCAACAAAAACAAAAATTATTTACACATGAAAGTAAAAATGAAGAAACTGCATCCTAATGCAGTAAAACCAAAATACGCAAAGGAGAGTGATGCTGGTATGGATTTGGTGGCAACTGAAATCATATCAAACACAACATTTCAGGTAACATATGGATTAGGTATTGCAATAGAAATACCCGATGGTATGGTTGGATTGGTATTCCCTCGTTCATCTATACGAAACACCGAATTAACATTGAGTAATTCAGTTGGTGTTATTGATGCAGGATATAGAGGTGAATTACAGGCAACATTTAATAAGTTGAATGGATTAGATTCTTTAGCTTATAAAGTAGGAGATAGAGTTGCTCAAATAGTAATTGTACCGCACCCAATTGTTCAATTTGTGGAAGTGGATGAATTGAGTGAGAGTAAAAGAGGTGAAGGTGGATTTGGTAGTACAGGTAAATAAAATAATATGTCTTTTATAGAACAAACAAAAGAAAAAGTAAACAATAGCTTATGGGTTGAGAAGTATCGTCCATCAAAGTTATCGGAGTATGTAGGTAATGACCACCTAAAAGCCAAAGTAGAAGGTTATTTAGAAAGTGGAGATGTACCACATTTGTTATTGTATGGTAGAGCTGGTACTGGTAAAACCACATTAGCTAAGTTAATCGTAAATTCAATCGAATGTGATTATATGATTATAAATGCATCATCGGAGAACAACGTAGATACAGTCCGTAACAAAGTAACCAACTTTGCATCATCTATGGGATTCAAACCATTTAAGATTATCATTTTGGATGAGTTTGATTATATGACTCATAATGCACAGGCAATCTTGCGTAACTTAATGGAAACGTTTTCCGCACACTGCCGTTTCATCTTAACTTGTAACTATGTAGAGAAAGTAATTGAACCTATCCAAAGTAGATGTCAAACTTTCCAAATCATTCCACCTACAAAGAAAGATGTGGCAATCCAAATCAGTAACATCTTAAAAGCGGAAGAGATTGAATTTGATATTAAGGACTTAGTACCTATCATAGATGCTGCATATCCTGATATTCGTAAGGTTATCAATACCTGCCAACTTAACTCCAACAAAGGAAAGTTGAAAGTAGATGTTCAGAATCTATTGGAGAACGATTACAAAACCAAAGTATTGGATATCTTAAAATCAAACGATGATAAGAGAAACAAATATATGAATGTAAGGCAGGCATTGATTGATTCAAAGGTATCTGATTTTACGGAACTATACACTTTATTATACGATAAAGTAGATGAATATGCTGGAGAAAATACCGCTAATGTAATTCTTTTATTAGGAGATGGTGCTTATAAATCAGCATTGGTAATTGATAAAGAAATAACTGCGGCAGCAACACTTATACAAATATTAAACGCAATTTAAAATGGCAGGAATTATAGGAGCAGATGGTAAAGCATTAACACCACAAGAAGATGCACCATTAGATTTAACAAAAACAAACCCAATCGAATGTAAAGGTTGTGGTGGTGAGGTTTTTGTACAGGGGTTTTCATTTCGTAAAACATCAAAGTTATTAACGGGTGGAAGTGAAGATGAGGTTATCCCAATTGAAGTATTCTTATGCGGAGATTGTGGTGAGTTATTAAATGAGTTATTACCAAAAGGATTAAAGGTAGAAGAATAATGGCAAAAGGATTGTTTGACCACATTAAAGCAATTACTAATGAGCAAGACCCTAACTATTGGGAATCATTGGATGAGTCGGATAGAAAGACATGGAGTAATTATATGATTATCCGTTATATGACAATGAATCCTCAATGGGTAGAGTTGATAGCAGATATACAACCATATCTTCAGGAAGCACCACCAAAAGCAGTGTACAAAGCATTGATTGGATTACTACCAAAGAGTAGAACTTTTCTAAAATATATGAAAGCAGCTTCTTCGGAAAAGTATGAGGATTGGTTGGTTAAGTTAGTAATGAAAAACTACGAAGTATCTGATACGGAAGCGGAAGAGTATCTTAAAATCCTATATTCAACTAAAACAGGCAAAGAGCATATAAAAGAGATTGCAGAAATGTATGGAACTGACCCTAAAATTATAACAAAATTAAAATTAGGGATTTAGTAGGAATTATCAACATTTTTACATATCTTTGTATATAAATAAACAATATGGCTAGAGTTAGTTTTTCTCAATATGGTATGTGGAGTTCTTGTCCACAACAATACAAATTGAATTATATAGACAAGTTAGGAGAAAGTTCATCTAACATTCACACAATCTTTGGTTCGGCAATGCACGAAACAATCCAACATTACTTATCAGTTATGTATGGTGTTTCTAAAAAGCAGGCAGATGAAATAAATGTGGATAAACTCTTATTGGAGAGAATGCGAGAAAACTACAAAGTGGAGGTAGAAAAGATGAGTGAGGGAACACCTTGTTCGCAAGATGAGTTGGAGGAGTTTTTTGGTGATGGTAGACGTATTTTAGAATGGTTTATGAAACATATTGGAAAGTTCTATTCTAAATCAGGATATGAATTGGTAGGTATTGAGATTCCATTAAATAAAGAGATTAAAAAGGGAGTACACTTTATTGGTTATATAGATATTGTATTAAGAGATATTGCGGAGAATGCAATCATAATCATTGACTTAAAGACCTCTACTATGGGGTGGAACCAGTATCAAAAAGCAGATAGATTAAAGAACTCTCAAATCCTTTTATATAAGAAATACTATTCTGAATTATTCGATATACCATTAACAAAAATCAGAGTAGAGTTTCAAATCATGCGTAGGAAACTTCCTGAAGATTCACCATATCCTGTTCCTCGTATTTCAAAGCATATTCCACCAAATGGTTCTCCATCGGTAAACAAAGTATATGATGAGTTTATGAGTTTTATCGATATTGTGTTTGATGATGAGGGTAACTTTAGAGATATTCCGTATCCAAAAGTACCAGGCAATGCTAAAAAGAATTGTAAATGGTGTGAGTTTTCGGCAAGGGGATTGTGTGATGGTAAACCTTAATCCATAATTTTTCGTTTTTTTAAAATGTTTATATTTATATATACAAATATATAAAACGAAATAACTATGGGTCAAAATGAAAACACAAAACTGACAACCGTAAAGATTTTAAAAGATGTGTATTCAAGCTTCAAAAAAGTATCATTTGATTCTGATGTAACACTACAAAAGCTAGTTAATAGAACTGTGGAAAGATATGTTAGAGATGATGATTTCAGAAACGAAATGAATGAATACTTACAACTTCAAATTAGTGGTTCACAATTTTAAAAAAAATATTAAATAAGTTATGGCAAAAAAGAAAAAGATTTTATTACTATCCGATGACTTAAGAATGGCAAGTGGTATTGCTACAATGTCAAAAGAGTTAGTATTAGGAACGGTAGATAAATATGATTGGTTTCAGGTAGGAGCCGCAATCAATCACCCCGATGCTGGGAAAATATTAGATGTAAGTGAAGATATTAGAAAAAACTACGGAGTAGAAGATGCTAATGTTAAGATTCTTCCTTGGAATGGTTATGGTAACCCTGATTTGATTAGACAACTGATTAACTCCGAACAACCTGATGCTATCCTACACTTTACTGACCCAAGATATTGGACTTGGTTGTATGATATAGAGCACGAAATCAGACAAAACGTTCCTCTTTTATTCTACGCAATTTGGGATGATTTACCTGACCCATTATACAATCGTAACTTCTATGAAAGTTCAGATTGGATTGGTTGTATCTCTCGTCAAACTTATGGTATCATCAAACGATTATCTGCATTAGATGATAAACCAACTTGGAAACCTAAAAAAGATTGGCAAGTGGGTTATGTACCACATGGCATTAACTCAAATATCTACAAACCTGCGGATGTGCCTGATGAGTTCCGTAATAGAATCTTAAAAGGAAAAGAATATGATTTCATCTTATATTGGTCAAATCGTAACATCAGACGAAAACAACCCGCAGATGTAATCCATGCATTCAAAGTATTTTGTGATAAGATTGGTAAAGAGAAAGCTGATAAAGTTTGTTTACTAATGCATACGCAGCCGGTAGATGAAAACGGAACTGATTTACCTGCGGTAGTTGATGCAATTGCATCTGAATATAATGTAGTATTTTCGGATAGTAGAATGCCTGTGGAGGAGTTAAATCTTCTTTACAATATGGCAGATTGTACTATTAACATTGCTAACAACGAAGGATTCGGATTGGCAACTGCTGAATCAGTAGTAGCTGGTACACCAATCATCGTAAACGTAACTGGTGGATTGCAAGACCAATGTGGATTTAAGTTAGATGGTAAGTATTTAACGCACGAAGATTACATTAAAATTGGTTCACTACATCAATGGAGAGAGTGGGAAGGTAAGTTAGAGCATGGTGAGTGGGCATATCCAATTTGGAGTAGAGCATTAGCATTGGCTGGTTCTGTACCAACTCCATACATTTGGGATGATAGAGTTGATAACTATGAAGTTGCCGAAGTAATTGAAAAAGTTTACAACACACCTCGACCTGAAAGAAAAGCTGCTGGTTTAATAGGTAGAGAAGAGTTTTTAGGAAATATGGGATTATCTCATACAAATATGTGTGATACATTAGTAGAAGGTATTGAATCTACCTTTGAAAATTGGAAACCAAGAGAAAGATTTGAAGTATTTAAAATTAAATAAGTTATGAACAAACCTACATTAGTATTTCAAGGACCTATATTCACCCGTAGTGGATATGGTGACCATTGTAGAGATTTAATGAAATCCCTACGCAAAATGGATAAGTATGATATTAAAATTATACCTTTGAGATGGGGTACTACTCCGCAAAACCAAGTAAGTGACCAAGATGAATTTGGTAGGTGGATGTTAGAGAGAGTTATTGGTAGTATTGAGCAAAAGCCGGATGTGTTTATGCAAGTTTCAGTAGCAAATGAGTTTGAACCAAAAGGAAATTATAACATTGGTGTTACCGCTGGTGTTGAAACTACAATAGCACCAAAGGATTTCATTGATGGTATGAGTAAGATGGATTTGATATTAGTTCCATCTCAATTTACAAAACAGGTTATGGCTGGTACTGTGTATCAACATAAAGACCAAG